ATAATGCTGTTTTACAGTCACGTGGACAAAATGTATTAACTAGTGAAGAACGAGAGTTTTTCAATGTGGTTATTGAAGAAGGTGGGTTTAAGGACACTGATACTTTACCAAAAACGACACAAGAGCGTGTATTTGAGGATATTAAAGAAGAACACCCACTTCTAACTCATCTCGGATTACAGAATTTAGGAGCAGTTACAGAATTTATTTATGGTGATCCGGAAGGGATGGCAGTGTGGGGTCCACTATTTGGTGAGATTAAAGGACAATTAAATGCTACATTCCGGAAAGAAAAAATTGAGCAATTGAAACTTACAGCATTTATTCCTATTGCTAAGGACATGCTTAAACTTGGTCCAGAATGGATTGAACGTTATGTTCGTACCATTTTAGTAGAAGCAATGTCTGTTGGATTAGAAAGAGGGTTTATTGCGGGGCGAGGACAGACTCAAGATGAACCAATTGGTCTATTGAAAAATGTTAATAAAGAGACTGGTGCAGTAACAGATAAAACAAGTGCTGGTACATTAACATTTAAACCAGGCCGGACAACTATTAACGAAATGAAAGATGTTGTTAAAAAGCTATCTATTCGACCTGTTGGAAAGGACCAAGAAGAAAAAGTTCGTAAAGTCGCTGGAAAGGTAGTCATGGTAACGAATCCATTTGATACATTTGATATTCAAGCGAATGCCACTGTTCAGAACGCAAGTGGTGTGTATGTAACTAACTTACCATTTAATCCGATTCCAACTGAATCAGTATTTGTTCCACAAGGCAAGGTAGTTTTCTTTGTGAAAGGAGAATATATTGCTGCAGTGGGTGGTGGTTTAGAAGTTAAACGTTATACAGAGACTCTTGCTCTTGAAGATGCTGATGTATTTATTGGAAAACAATTTGCTACTGGTAAAGCGAAAGATAACTATGCTGCACAAGTCTATGACTTGAATTTAGATTTAACAGATCAGGCTCCAACTGAACCTGAAGGAGCTTAAGAGGTGATTAAATGATCACTGATGAGTTTTTAAAAGAATTTAAAGAGCGAATGCATATATCACACAACAGTGAGGACGACAATCTAAAACGATTGTTGTCCTTTTCAATATCTTATATAAAGGAAAAATGCGGTGAATTCGATTTAAACGGTAAACTTAATACCGATTTACGAGCTAAAGAACTTGTATTTGAAAGAACACGTTATTTATATAATGATGCTGTTGAATTTTTTGAAGACAATTTTCTAAGCGAAATTACTAGTCTTGGTTTAGATTTAGCAGAAGAAGTTGATGACAATGATCAAGTTTGAATTTAAGAAGAAACGAATTAACAGCGGTGATTTGCGTACGCCCGTTGTTTTTTATGAGTACGCTCCAATAAAAGGGCCAGATCCAGGCGAAAAGGAAAAACGTGTCCTATATGAATGCTTTGCGAAAGTAGAAACGGTTTGGGCTAAGGATTTAGAACAAGCGAAAACGACTGGAACAGTTGAAGATTTAACGATATCCATACGCGATCCACGTTCAGATTATAGACCGAACAATAAGCATTATGTTGAAATTGATGATATTTATTATCGTGGAAAACGTTATAACATTAAACACGTTCAACCTGATTTGCAAAATAAAGATTTTATCAAAGTTATTGCGGGGGTAGAGTCATGAGTGTTGAGTTTACTGGTGTGAATAAATTACTTTCAGAGCTTGAAAGAAAACTAGGTAAATCTAATATTCAACGTGTTAGTGATAAAGCATTAACTGAGGGCGCTAAAGTTTTTGTAGCTGAACTTAAGCGGCAATTTGAAACATTTAAGGATACTGGGGCATCCATTGATGAAATAACGATTTCAAAACCAATGACAGTCGCCAGAAAAAGGATTGTTAAAATCTATTGGCGTGGCCCAAAAGGTCGTTATCGTATAATCCATTTGAATGAATGGGGAACAATTAACAATCCCAATCCACGAGGAAAAGGAAAAATTGCACTAGCTCTTAGAAATGCTGAAAAAGCGTATAGAGATACTATTGTGCGTTATCTAAAGGCGGGAATCTAATGGATATATTAGATATTGTTTATAAAAAGTTAATTGAAAATGATTATCTAAGTTCACAAACATATATCCCTGGGGAAGATGATTATCGAATTAAATTCTATGAATATCCTGAAACAGGAGATATAGCTGGACCTTATATAATTATTGATCCATTAGATGATGGAAAACCAGTTAATTATGCTGATAATAAATGGACACAGCTTGATTTTTTATTACAAGTGGAAGTTTGGTCTTTAAATAGAAAAACCACACTACACTTATCCCAAGCGATACGTGATTTAATGTGGAGTGAACTAGGTTTTCATCAAATCAAAGGACCGAACGAATATGACAAGGGTATTTATCGTAATGCGAATAGATATAGAGGAACCTTTTACAGAGATGATTTTGAAACAATATAATTAGGAGGAATAAGTGATGACAGAAGAAAAAATTTATCGTGCTTCAACCGGTGTGGATGAATTTTATTATGGTGAAATTGACGAGTCTAAAAATATATTGATTGAAGGTAAAAATATTGAAAGAATAAAATTTTTGCAGACAATCAATATAGAGATGGCGCAAGAAATTGTCCGCGCTTATGGTGATAATAAAACAGCGGAAATGGCAACGTCAAGTGGAGATACGACAGTGACGTCAGCTTTTCACACAATCCCTATTCAAGATAAACAGAGACTACTAGGTTTAGAAGTTGTAGAAGGCATTACTGCAATGGGAAGTGAAGATAACCCACCATATGTTGGTGTCGTCTTTGCTAAGACTTATGAAGATGGTTCACGTGAATATGTCGGACTTCCAAAAGGAATTTTCACACGTCCAAATATTGAAGGTCAGACTAAGGAAGACGGTGTTGAGTTTAGTTCAGAAGAAATTGAAGCTCAATTCATGGATCGAAAAGTAGAAGGATTCAAAAAGGAAAAGTCTGTTTTATTTGCTCGAGACAAAGCAGGAGAAACAACAAATCGAGATGCATTATTTTTGAAAGTTTTTGGTAAACCACATCCTGAATCTGGAACACCAGCTGAACCGGAGGGAGCATAATTATGCAAGACATTAATAAAATGAAAGTCCATGAAATTAAGGAAAAACTTACAGAGTTGGGTGTTGAGTTTGACGATAAGCTGAACAAGCCTGAACTTGTTAAACTTCTAGAAGAAAGTTTAGATAAAATGGTCTCTGATGAATTAGAATCGAAACCAAAAAGTTATGTAGTGATTCATGACTTTAAAGATTTAAAGGATAATAACACAATCTATATTAAAGGTGATATTTATCCACGTAGAGCAGATGCTAAAGTAGATGACGACAGAATTAAAGAATTATCTTCCACTAACAACAAAATTGGTAAAGTTTTAATTAAGGAGCAGGGATAATCACTTGCTCCTTTTATTTATGCGCATAAATAAGAAAGGACGATTGTAATGGCTAAATTAAAGCGAAATATGATTGAACTTGTAAAAGAAGTTAAAGAAGGTGAAATTGTAACAGAGAAATATCTAACACCTGTTTTCATCCCCTTTTCAGTGGTTTATGAAGCGATTGATATTGTAGAAAAAATGGAAAAGGAAGATGAGAAATCAGAAAAAGAAGTTATTGAAATGTTGCTAGATTTTGTTGCTAACAAGATTTACAAAGGGCAATTTACGAAAGATGAATTGTTTAATGGTTTACATGCACCAGACGCAGTTAATACATTACGTGATCAAGTCTTGTTTATTGCTCAAGGTCAGCAAAGTGATGAAACAAAAAAATTCCTGGAGAAGAAAAGTTAACTGATGAAGACTTTTCTTCTCGAAAACAAAAGGAATATTTAGATAAAATCATCATGGAAATGATGAAGGAAGGAAAAGACATAAACGAAATACTAGATATGCCATTTCATTTTATCTTAGAACTGTTAAGAGAAAAGAATAAACCTAAAAGAGAAAAATCCTTAATCGCTGCATTCGGTGGTTAAGGATTTTTTATTTTGCAAAGAGGGGAGGTTAAAAAGTGGCCACAAGAATTGAAGGTCTTTCCATTGGTCTTGATTTAGATACATTAAGATTGGACCGTGGGTTAACTGGTCTTAAAGACAGGTTGAGAACTGTTAATGCTGAAATGCGTAAAAACATGTCTGCATTTGATTATGGTGATCGATCAATAGCAAAATACGAAACTCGCCTGCAAGGATTAAATAAAAAGCTGGAAATACAAAAGGCGGTTACAAAAGAAGCAAAAGCAGAATATGAAAAGATGGTTGCTGAGCATGGTGAGGGATCCATCCAAGCAGAAAAAGCGGCACGTGA